AGAAACGCTTCCTGGTCAGAATAGGGCATGGAGTCCTCCTTATTTCAAAAAATCCCGGCCGTGTTTCAGGCCGGGCGGAGAATGAAATCAGTTGTAATAGTCCTCGTCGTCGTAACCCATCAGCTTACGCAGCCATGCGCTTACGTTGCCAGCGTTACCGCCGCTTCCCTGCGTGATGTTCACGCTTGCAGGGGTGTTAGTGGCCACAAGGTTGGCCAGCGTGGGGGCAATGTTGGAGAGCTGTGCCGCATCGCCGCTGGCCCGCTGAGCTTCCAGCTGTGCAAGGTTGTTTTGGTAGGTGTTTTGCAGGCTGGCAAGCTGCTTCAACCGCTCGGTTTCCAGCTGGTTCCGGGCGTTGCCGTAGTTGTTATTCATGCTCGCCAGAGTGGTTTCCGACGCTCCACCGTTCAAGCCCTGCGCGCTCATCTGCTGGGGCAGGTTGCGGAGGGTCTGCATTTTGTTGATGTAAGCCTGTTTCAGCGCGTCATTGGTGGTGTCGGTCAGCTGATTTGTGGCAAAGCTGAGGTTTTCCTTCTGGGCTGCCGCTGCCTTTTGATACGCTGCTTCCCGCTGTCGCCGCTGTTCTGCCATGATAGAGGCCAATGCGTCTGCATATGCGTCTGCATAGCTGGGGCCACTGGAAGCGGGTGCGGCCTGAGCGGCAGGTGCAGAATAAGAGGATCTGCCAGACGAAGAACCGCCGCTGCTTCCGGAGTACGATTTTCGCACAGAGGCAGCATTCGCCGCGTTGTTGCCCACGCTCCATCCACTGTTGTTGTACATGTTTCGAGCGCCGCCTTGTGCAGCAGCCTGCTTTTCATAGTCACCCAGGCTTACAAGCTTTCTTGCCATATTCCCATCCTTTCTAGATAAAAAAGCTCCAAGGATTTCTCCTCAGAGCTTGTTGTCAGGAAAACGCTTCTCCGATTTCCTTCAACTTGTGTTTGTACTTTCGGTGCAGCGCTGGCTGTCTGTCGAGAATCACGGCCATGTCGTAGTCCACCGCATCCAAGTCATTCATCATGCGGGTTGCTTTCTTTAACTCGTCTGCCACATCTTCCGCCATGCGCCCGATGTAGTCAGCGCCTACAACGTCTCCGCTGTTGTACAGGATTTGCGCGTGTGCTTGCAAGCTGCTCAATGTGCTGGATTCCCAATTCACCCAGCGCTTAAACATATCCCGCACGGCCATGCGCTTTGTTGCCGTGTCCACTTCAAGTCGGGTTCGGCCCATCCAACTTTCCGGCAGGATCGCCGGATTGTTTGCGTGTGCGCCCGGTATCAGGCGGTTGTAACGCTCGATGTAAAACCGCACCATGTTTCGATGTTCGGCGGCCTCGTCCATGAAGCGAAACTCTTGCAGCCGCTTGTAACCGTCAAGATGCAGGAACGTGAAGCACTGCGCCATTTGGTCGTGCAACATAATGCCTTCGATTTGTCGGGCGGATATAGCGGAGAAGATTTCTTCTCGGGTCATACCTCAGCCCTCCATAATCATGCGCAGCAGTGTGTCCACATCTCCACGGTGGAAGGTCATCCTGCCCAGCACCGGCACGTCAACCTTCAAACCGTTGTCGGGGATGCTCTCCCGCGCCGCCTCTGCCGCTAGGTCAATGTCCAGTTGCCCGTCAGCTGTCAGTCCAAACGCCTTTGCAATGGGGTTTTCTGCAAGCGAATTCATGGCGTTTCCACTTCGTGCGACAAACACATATTTAGCGGCATTTGCGGCAAACCGGCCCAGACTTCCTTCCGGCAGTCGGCTGATGATCTCTTGCTCCATATAGCGGTTAATGCCCCGCTGTACCATGTCCATGCTAACCATAACCATCCTCCTTCAAAGAGAATGGGGGCGAAGCCTAGCCCCGCCCCCATCGGCTCAGTTACCGTTGCAGCACTCGCCGCATTTAGGCAGCGGGTTGTACAGGGTCTGTGCGGTGGTGCCGGTTCCAGTGGTCACGTCCGCAACCATCTTCGGGTAGAAGGTGGCGTTCACGTAATTCAAGATGGAGTTGTCACCGCAGCACCGGCGCTCGGCTTCCAGCTTGATTTTCTCGGTCAGGCTGTCACGCACAGCGGCAATGTCCTGCCGGGCCAGCACGAAGCTGTCCTCGGTTTTCTGGTTGTGGACGGCCTGCGCCGCCTGCACTTCCTCAATGCCACGCAGCCGCCCGTCAATGTACTTGTACATTTCCAGCGTCTTCTGGTCATTGTAGGTGTTCGCGTCACGCAGCGCAATGTCGGATTCCAGCTTTGCGTTCTTCTGCACGAGATCGAGCTCGTACCGGTTGATAGGCTGGTTATCGCTGCACTCGGCAACACGCCCACCGTTCAATGCCATGGCACCAAGGCCGCCCACAGCGTTCAGCGTGCCAAGGGCGGCGCCGACAATGCCAGTGGCCAGGCCAGCATTTGCCACACCTCTGGATGCATAGGTCATTTCCATACGGTTTTCTCCTTTCGTTTGGTTCGTTTACAGGGAAGGCGTTTTCCTCCCCTGATATAATCATACTCCAAACAAAGGACGTAAAACCGTATTTTTACAGCCGTATTGTTATACGCTTTTCGCCTGAAAGTTAGTGCGTATCCATGTACGTTTCTTTCGTGCTGGTTTTGCGGGGCGGCAAAATTACGCTGTATCTCTGCACACCATCGTACTTTTTCTTTAGTCTTGCAGTGATTTTGTCCACTTTCGCTAGAGACATACCCAACTTCATAGACTGTTCAACCCGTGTCCACCCGGCAACCCGCGTCCGCATTACCGCTTCCTCGTCCTTCGTAAGGATAGCAAGCCGGATAAACTCTTCGAGAATGATCTTGTTCCAAGGCACTTGATGTGCCATACTCAATCACTCCCCGCCAAGCAGCTGCTTAAACACCTGGTGCAGACCGGTGGACGCAAGGCCGGACGCAAGGCCGGACAAAATCACACCAGCGTCCACGGCAGGCCAGTGCATCCACACGGCCAGAATCACACCCAGTACGGCGCACATGGTGGGGATGTATTTGTTATCGACATCCTTCACCCACGACTTGACGACGTATCCAACGCACAGGCAGATGCCCACGATAACGGGAACCATGTACTCAGAAATGAACGAAATATCCATGATTATTCCTCCTCTAGCGCCTTCAAGCGCTGCTCATGCTGGGCCAGCTCCTTGTCGTGGCAGTCCAGCCGCTTGTAAAAAATTTTGTGACTTTCGCGGTTTTCTCCTTCCAGTTTATCCAAAGCATGCTGGAAGTTGTCCACTGCGACTGTCAGTTTTGTAATGTTGCTGTTGAGCTTGATGAGCGGGCCGCTCACAGAGCCGATCAGCCCTACAAGCACAACAACAACGCCAACCACCGTCCATTCTTGCATATCAGCCCTCCAGCAGTGCGGGGTTCACCAGACCGAGCAGCTTGTCCAGCTTGGCTTCAATGCGGCCCAGCTGCTCGGCGGTGTCGTCTTTGCCGCTGTCCGGGGCCGGAGTGGGGGCAGGCGTGGGTTCCGGCTCGGGTTCGGGTTCCGGTTCGGGCGCGGTATACTCCACGCAGCCCACCGCCAGAGCGGCGGCCTTTGCGGCGATGGCCTTCCGGTCGCCTGCGCTGGCGGGGCCGATGATGAGATAGTCGCCCGCGTCCTCGTGGGGCAGGCCTAGGCTGTCGGCCAGGGCTGCCAGGGTCTTGCGGTCGCCGCCCGATACCGGGCCAACTTTCAGAAGATCGCTCATGGGTGTATCCTCCTTCTTTTCGCCGGTGATGATCGCCGGATAGTCCTTGTAAGCGTGGTTACAGTCCACGCGCCCGGAAATGCCCGGGACGCTTCCGCTGCTGGTATACTGCCACATCCCATAGGGGCCAGTGTAGTCCGTGCGGGCGGTGTAGTGGGCCAGCCAAAAGTCATAGCGGCTCAACGCGGCCATGTCAAGATAGGCCGCAGCGAAAGACTTGTAGGTGTACATGATGCAGTAGCGCCCCAGCTCCTCAATGCGGCTCAAAAACGCCGCGCAGAGGCTCGCGTTCACAGCGCGCGAAAAGCGCTTGTACAGCGTCGCGTGCTCAAAGTCAAGGGCGATGGGCATATCACACGCAAAGCCGTCCAGCATGGCCACACAGACGCTTGCGGCCGCTCGCATGGCGGTTTCGCTCGTTGCGTAGCTGTACAGATATACACCGGTATGCAGGCCCGCAGCATGTGCACCGGCCATGTTCTGCTGATAAAAACGGTCTTCGGTGATTGTACCGTCCGAGTTAATCCAGCCCTGTCGCACCATCGCAAAGCCCATGCCGGATGCTTTTACCTTGTTCCAGTCAATGGTGCCCTGATACTTGGATACGTCAACGCCCTCCATCATGCTCAATCCAGCCACCCCATTTCTTTCAGGTCAGCCTGCACCTCGTCAATTTCTGCCTGCGTGATTTCGGCCAGTGCGTAGACGGGTACGCCAGCCGCATCGGCGGCTGCCTCTTGTGTGCCGCCATACACAAGAGCCTTGATGGCTTCTTGCTTTTGCTCGTAAGTCATAGTTCTCATCCTCTCGATCAAATTCTGTAAATGGCCACGGCCCCGCACTCGCTATAGTTGCTACTGCCGCTGGTGACGGAAACCCACTGGCTGCCATTGAGCGTAAACGTGCCGTTTCCGCCCCACACGCTGCTCTGCCCATACACCCGCTCAGCGCCGTAAATGCGGGTGGAAAGGGTGCCCGCGTCCGCAATGTAGCAGTTGGCCACGGCAATGGCCCCACACGCCCGGTAGGTGCCCGCCGGGAGCCAGCAGCCCCAGCCGCCGAAGCCGGAGGTGCCGCCCATCTGCCACGCCAGCTTGAGCCGGTTGTAAGAGCCACCGCTCCAGCGGCCGTCACCAACGGCGGCAAACATCGCCATGGCGTGGCCCCTGCCGGTGATGCCCAGCACCGTATTCCCAGCACAGAGGTTCCCGTCGTTCAGGCCGATGGTCGAGGCGACTTTGGCAAAAGTCTCGCCCACATAGCTTTCACCGCTATAATAGCCCGCCGGGGGATTCAGAAAGAGCCGAGACACGCCGTCCGTATTTTGGTAGGCTTGCGTGTCTCGCTCCACGGGTGTGACAGCGACGCTTGGGAAGGCGGTAGATGCACCAACAGCCCCATGCTTGCCCACCGTGTTCCGGTTCAAAATCGTGCCGGTCACCTGCTCGCCGTCCTTGCCGTGGGCGGTGGCCCCTTCCAGCAGCTTCGCCGCCGCCACGGTGTCCTTGGTCAGGTCGATCAGCACCTTGGCGTTAAAAACGATTTTACTGTTGCCCATAGCCATTACCCGATGGTCACGGTTTTGCCGCCAGATGTGTTGTCGCTCACCGCGTAGGGGATGGCGGCCACAACCACTTGTGACAGGCAGTTATAGCCTGTATCCGGCAGCACCGTTTGCGCAGTAGCTTTGGGCGTTACACTCTTGCTTTGAGGCTTCATGCCCTCGCTCCCGGACATCGTACCGCTGACCCCCAGCACGGTTACGCCCTTGCGGATGTTGGTAGGGATGAGCTTTGCCTGTTCGGTGCTGTCGATGGCCACTTTGCCGCTGCCGTCGTGGTAGCCCTGGGGCACGGTGTAGGCCCCGGCCTTGGTGCTGATTGTCCCGGTCACTGCGCCACGATTAGGCATTTCGCCGGAAACTTTTGTGCCTTTCACATATGCGGTTTTCCCAGACAGAATTTCTGCCGCCGTAGCGGTGGCGTCGCCCGTTGCGGCATCGAAGTCACAGGTTCCAGTAACGGGCGCACCGTCTTTCCCGTGGGCTGTGACCCCGGCAAGCAATTTATCGGCGGTGACGGTATCGCCGGTGAGATCCATCAAGACGTCGCCGTTAAAAATCACTTTGCTGTTGTAAGTAGCTGCTGGCATGTTATGCATCCTCCCCGATGTACACTGTGTTACCGCCCGACGTGTTGCCCACGTCCCAGCGTTTGATTTCTCGCACTATGATGTTGTCTGTGAGATATTTGTTTTCCGTTTCGAGTTCTTGTTCGCTGCCTTTCGGCGTTACTTCATACGGGCCGAGGTAATTCTCCGGCAATGCGGTTCCCCCACTGAAAGAGAAATCGAATGTTGCATCTGTACTGCTAAAATCAGCCGAAAACCGCACATCTTCGACAACATCAAAGGTGGCAGCGAACGTTGCCTCTGTGCTGCTCCATCCCGGCATTAAATCACACCGTCCTTGAGCACTTCATCGGTCTCAGCCTCAACAATATCACTTTTGAGCGCTGTGCCATCTTTTTTGCGCAATCGGACTTGGATTCTGATTTTGCCTGCCTTCGGGTTAAAAGCAAGGGTGTCCTCTTGCCCAAGAGGCACCAGCAAATCCGTGCCTACCATTTGGCACTCTTCCAAACTTTTTTCCACCACGGTCTTGTTACGTTGCTCATACGTCACATACAAACTTGCCAGTTCGCTCTGCGTCACAGGCAACGTAATTCTATTCGTTACGGTTGTGCCGCTAGAGATTACGGTGCTCATGTTTGTCACACCTCCTATTGCTTTTAATCACACGTAGCAAATTACGCCCTTCCCGCTTGGTTTACCACCGCCGAAGTTGATATCCCATTGCACATAAATGTTTTGGTTTGCAGTCACAGAGAACGTAGCAAAGTACATGTTGTTTCGCCCTGGCGTTGCCACCACCTTACTGCCAATGGTAATTGATTTGATTTGCATATCGTGATCGGCGTTGCCCGCGAAGAAGAAAAGCAGAGTACCAGCGGCGGGAGTGGTAGCCAGACTATGCGTCGAGGTGTCGTTTGGAATAGATCCATTCCAAACCGCTTTCGTCACACCGGCCCCATTTACGCCCAGCACCGTGTTCCCGGCGCAAAGCTTGCCCGCTGTCAGGCCGATTGCGCTGGCCACTTTGGCAAAAGTCTCGCCCACATAGCTGTTCCCATCGTAAAATCCAGCAGGAGGCTGCAAGCACAAGCGAGAAACCCCATCAAGGTTGTTGTTTGTTTGCGTGTTGTTGCTATTCGCTTTGGATACGGCCACCTCTGGAAAATACTGGCTGATTCCTACGGTACCGTTTTGCCCGACGGTATTGCGTGGCAGGATTGAACCGGTTTTAAGCGATTTATCGCCGCTATAAAACTTTTTCCCGGCAATTACGTCTCCGGTGTCGGCAGTGGCGAGGGCGAGTTTTGTAATGGATAAGCCCCCGCCGCCATTAAAATTTATCTGTGTACCGTCCCACACAAAGCTCAGCCAGCGGCCGCTCAGCGCCTCGCCCGCCAAGGCGTCGGCAAAGGCTTCGCTGCCCACATAGGCGGGCACTTCCTTTCCGCCCAGCATCACCGTGTCCCCGGCTTCCACGTCAGCCGTCATCTTCACGCGGCCGCTTGTGCCGGATCCGCTAAAGTGGTGCACGTTGTCCATCTTGGTGTGCGTGTAAGTGCTTACACCAAGAGAATCGGCATAGGCAAAAATGTCTCGCCGTCTGCCGGTCGGGTCGTACACGGCCTGCGTCATATCCGCACTACCAATCTGGGAAATGCGGTCGCTGATTGCTTTTTCTGTCTGGTCTTTTGTATACGCACCAACCTGTTCCGCAGTTACATTGTGCGGATTCTCCAGGTTGTCAATGTGGCCTTGCACTGTGCGGTTTTTGCCTTTGGCGCCGATTTGACTTGCCGCCGAAGGGCCTAAAAGTTCGTCCACTAGCTGATTGAACTTCGGCACAAGAACTTCCCGTGCTATCTGCTCAAACTTCGCCTGCATCTCGCTTGTGGAAAGGCCGGGCGTATCGGGCAGTCCCATAACGCCTTTGTTTTGCAAATCTTCATCTGTGATTTTTGTGAAGGCCACTTACCACCACCCACTTTCGCTTGTAAATTCCGTGTCGATGTTTTCTGCCTGCCGGTTTTGCAGGCGCTCAAACGCCGTTTCAAACTCGTTGCGGTACGTTGTCGCAATCGCCAGATCATCGTCCTTGTACAGCTGGCTTGCCATGTACATTGGCACAAGTGCCGCGGCATCTTCCGGCAGGTCGATTTCTTGCGCGTCCGGCGTGTTCTCTGTGATTCTGGCAGGCTTTGCGTTGTAATACACCAGCACAGATTCAATGCCTTTTGGAACCACCAGCAAATGCCCGCCCAGAAGTTTCAAGGACACAGGCCGTGGTTCGTCTCCGTCCATACAGTATGTTTCAAAGTCTCCCACATTGAGGAAGTCAATGAGTTCATCTTCAAGGTCAAACGTTCTGGATTGTGCCGGATCTTTCGTCAGCGTATCGTTCGAACGGATGTGCTTTCCGGCTTCCGTTGTGGCAATCATCTGGATTGCTTCATTCGCGGCTTGCGGCATTGCCGCGAGATAGTCCTCTGCGCCTTCATCTTCCGAGGTAAACATCTTCTGCAAGGTTGCGGTTTTGCATTCTCCCCACGTCATACGTCTGCCCCCTCCAAGTGGTCACTGTCAGCCATGAGCATATCCGGCTGTATTGCTTGCTGTGCAGCCGGTTGCATGGCAGCCTGTTGCATTTGCTGCTGTTCGTCCATCTGCTGTTTGATTTCGGTTTTTACCTTCCCAGCCCCAGGAAATCCATTATCTTCTAGATAAGTCCAGAATCGGTAGCTGGTAGTCAGGTCACCAATCGGGCCAAATGCACCGGCTTGATACTTCACGTCGGCCATATCCCACAGCCGTTCACGGTTAGCGTCCATGTTCGGAGACGGGTCAACGCCGAAAATAAACTCGTCATCCCAGTACAGCTCACCGGCAGCGTCGCGCTTCAAAAAATCCCACCGGTTGAAATGGGCGAACGTCTGCTCCCCGCCGATTGCCGTGTAAGTCATCGGGTACGGTTGGTCAGCATAGGCCAGCATGTACTTGAAGAGCAGCTTGTACAGCCGCCCATACGCCTGATTCTTCATCTCGCGTTTGGACTGCAAACGGCCAGCCGCCTGCTGTGCAGCAAACTGCTTTGCGCTGCCGCTGGTTGCGGATGCATCGTACTTGCCCTGAAAAGAATCGTTAATGCCCAGCGTACTTTTCGCCCAGCTGTAATTGCTTTCCAGCATTTGCTGTTCGCGGCTTGTGTCGGGCTGAACATTGATAACAGAAATCAACGCCTTTTCCGCCGGGTTTTTCAGCCGCATGATTTTCAGCTCTTTGTCGCTGGTTTCAACCTGAACGCCTTGCGGAAGCGTAACATAGCTGCCGCCTTTGAGCAGCTTCTCTTCAATCTTCGTGCCAAACTTCTTGATCGCGTTTTGCTGATCTTCAATTACATCAACGTCGCTCACGCCCAAGAAGCGGCCGAACATTCGCACGTTGCTGCGGAGAACAACGGGGATTTCTTTCGGCTCGTAGTACGGAATTTGCGTGGGCACGTTCGGGCCGGGCATGGTAATAGCCACGCCTTCCTCGTCCACCTGCGGGGTTCCGTCCGGGTTCATCACAAGTTCGTCTTTGCCCGGGGTGCTTGCCGCAACAGTTTCACCGCCAAAAATGGTGATGTCCTCGGTCAGCTCTTGCACATCCAGAGGCCCATCCACAAACTTTTTGCTGCCGCACTCGCACACATCGCCGGACTTCGGGCGGCCGCATTTCGCGCACACTTTACCGCGCCGTTTCTGGCAGTTGTCCAAATCTTCCAGAGTTACGTCTCCGCACCAGCTGTACAGGCCAATACCGCCTTCATCGTTACGATAATACGCGATATTTTGAGTAACAATGCCACTTACAGAGCTCGGATTCTGCCCTCTGGCCGCCACATCGTCCTCGGTTTCATCCTTGATTTCGACACCGTATCGCCGTTCAAGGTAGCGTTTCGGCTGGCTCACAAGAATAAAGATGTACTCCATCTTGTCAATGTCGTACACGCCGGGCTGCGGAATAACCTGCTTCGGGTGGCGCTCCGTCAGCGTTACGTCGCCCAACATACAGTGATAGCCGCCATGCGGGTCCCACTCAACGTGGAAGAAGTCACCGCCCTGAATGGGGACGGTTCGTTCTTGCAGGTCGTTCAGCTCTTTCAGGTTGAGCTGCTTGCTCAGGTTCAGCAACAGAGCTTCAATCTTTTTTGCAAGCTCTTTGTCCTCTTCGTGGATAGCCGTTACGCGGGGGGCGGGGATAGAGGAATCCACCTGGCTTTCGATCAGCTCGTACACGATGTTGCGGACGTTGGTTGCCTTTTTATCTGCGTCTGTGCCGTTTGCGCCACGAATGTTTTTATCGCCACGGTACAGCGCCTCGCGGGTATCCATAATGGTGCGGTCGTACTGTTTCCTTGCGTCATCCAGCCGACTTTGCCATTTTCCCCGCTTTGTGGCATCGTCAGCAGCGTGTTTCAGCTTCTCGAACATGGCTCCTCCAAAAAAATGTCCCCACCATCAGGCAGGGACATCGGTAAATCAGGTAGGTTTAATTAGGCAGTCAGAGTAGTGCCGCCGGTCACGCCGCCGCCGCACAGGGCGATGCAACGCCAGTTGTTGAAGCCAGCGCCGAAACGGGCGCGGCCACGGAACACGTTGGCGTCGGTGTTGGGGTCAATCTCGCTCTTGACGGTCAGGGCAACACGGTCAACCCAGGGCATACACAGATAGTCGTCCTTGAACTGGCTGTCCATCATCAGGAAGAAGGGCTTGCCGCCGATGGACTTGGGCAGATAGGGCCAGATCAGCACGTTCCACAGGCCGGCCTGGAAGTTCATTGCATTCTTGTTGCTCTCAGGGTCCAGGTCGCTGGACACGGCAGCCAGAACGGCACGCTTCAGGGAAGCCACGTTGGGAATGATGATGGTGTCGGGAGCGACGTTCAGCAGATTGCCGTCGTCGTCGGTGAAGCTCTGCATGGCCTCCTGAACCTGATCCAGAATGCTGGTGCTGAAATCAGCCTTGAAGAAGTTGCTCTGGGTCAGCTTGGTGCCCTTTGTGGCACTGGGGTGAGCGGTCGAGAACAGGGCCACGCCGTCAGCAGAAGCGGTGCTGTAGGTCTTGTTCTGAATCTTGACGGAAGTGCCAGTGCCACCGGCCAGCAGGGAAGCGGCGAACTTCTCACGGGTGCGGTTGTAGCTGGTGGAGAAGATACCGGCGCGGCTCTTGATCTTGCCGATTTTGGCATCCTCAATCATTTCCTGAGTCACCTCAAAGCTGGACTTCCAGGTGGTAGGCTCAATGACCTTGGAGAAACCTTCCTGCATACCAGTCTTGGGGTAAGCGCCATTCTCGCCCACGTCCTCGAAGTCACCAACGCTGGTCTCGTTGGTGTACTTCTCGGCGAAGTTGGTGGAACTTTCCATGTTGAAGATGTTGGAAATCAGGCTCTTCTCCTCGAACGCCTCAACGCCGCTCTCGATCATCGCCTTGATGGGTTCTTGGCTCTTGCCGAACACGCTGTTGGCAACGCCGGAACCCTCAGAAAAAATGATGTTAGCCATATATCCTCCTTACAGGAAACGGCCACGGACAACGCCGTTGGCCTTGTTCTCGGTGGAATCGACGGTAAACACGCCGTCAGTGGCGGTGGCGGTCACGCTCAGTGCATCGGTGTTCAGGGTCACCTTGGCACCGGCAGAAGCCACGGCAGCGGTGCTGGTGGTCTCAAACACGGTGGTGGGCTGAACGCGGATGCAGGGATACAGGCCGTTGCCGTCGGCAGGCCCCATAACGATGTGAGAGGGTTTAGCGGTCGCGCCGCACTTGGCCAGACTGCCAGCGGTCAGCACAGCGGCAGAGCCGCGCGCCAGATTGGCAGCACCGGGCTGGTGCTCAAAAGGTTCCACGTCCGCAATGTCTCGCATTACAACGATAAACATGGTTACTGATCCTTTCCATATTTCTTGTGGTACGCTGCGATTTGGTCGCGCGTCCATTTAGGATTAAACTTGCGATATTCCGCGATGATTTCATCGGTCAGGCCGTCGCTTGCGTCATTCCCGCCGCCAATTGGGGCCATGTGGTCTTTACTCTTGGCGGTGTTAATGGCTGCCTGCGTGGCCGCTGCGCTCTTCTTGGCGGCCAGTCGATCGAAGAAGGCCGCTTTGAAAGCGCTCACCATATCAACGTTGCTCATCACAAGCTGGTTAAAAGTGTCAAATTCAGGGGCATTACGAAGATCGCCCAGTGTCCGGAATTCGCCGTCCAGTGCGGTGATCTGCCGCATCTGCTCATTGAATTGCCGCTGGCCGTCCGCTTCGCGCTGGGCCTGAATTGCTTCTTTCGCCTGCTTGATGACGGGGCTGTTGTTGATTGCATCATCGAGAATTTTGGGGTCGATTCCCTTCTGCTGCAAGGACTGGCGGCGTTGAATGTCCGCCTGCGCGTCCAGTGCTGCGAAGTAATCGTCCATGCTTCGGATGGGGTCACCGGTGGACGGGTTTACCAAATGCCCGAACCGCTCAGTTACCATACGGTCGTACCGCTGCTTGGCCTTTGCATCGGCACGTTTCCGGCTGGTTTCCCACACCTCATTAGGGATTTCCTGCTGCTGCCCGGCTTCGGCAGCTTCACCTACGCCTTCATTGGTGGCAGGTTCTCCGGTAGTCTCTTCTTGTGCAGGTGCGGCTGCCTCCTGCTCGACTTCTTCAGTCATAACGCCGCTGGTATTCTCTTCCATAGTCCCTCACTTGTTGTCACTTGCTGCGCAGATCGCCGCCCTTGGTAACGGTAGGCTTTTTGCTGCTAGAGCTGTTGGTGGCCTTCACGCTGGCGGTACTCTTGTTGCCATTCTCAATCTTCATGACGCTCCTCCTTTCCTTCCGTACTCAGGTCTTTTTCTGCCTGTGCTTGGCCGTAGCCGCTGCACTGCTTGTTGCGGCAAATAAACGTCAGCAGCTCCCCGATGACGTTGACCTTCATTTCAATGCCACATCTAGGACACTTCATGCTATCACCCCTTGTACTTTCCGCTCTCAATAAACTCAATTGCCCATGCTGTAAGCCCGAACGGCTCATTCAGCGTCTTGTTTTCAAAGCGATACCGGGTCTTGTCAACCCGCTTCAACTTCGCTTTGGTGTGCAAGGTGCGTGCCGTGGTGTCGCTGGAAAAACTGAACTTCGAGAAAACAAGCTGTGCGAAGGACAGATAGCGTGAATTAAATGCATTCCGTTTCAGGGTTTTCCATTCGCCTTTGCGCAACACCCGCATATCCACACTGGTGGCAACTGCGGCCGCAACGCTAACTGCGAGATACCTGAATGTCTTGTTCTTATAGAAAAGGCGTCCCGAAATATCAGGGGTTTCCCACCATGCTTCAATCGGTTCGCCCATGTCGTTGTAGCTGTCAAGGCTGGCCGGGTCGTCATAGAAACGGCATACCTTGCCGTCTGCCGTGCCGAAATACAGCCGCTCATCAATCACCCACATAGCGCTTGCCGGTACGTTGGTACGGAAGAAGCAAGCGTATTGTCGTGTAGAATACGGCTCAGAGGCCGCCCGGCCTATATTTTGCAGGCCGTCAAGGATGTACGCATGGTCGTTCACAACCAGCCAATACAAGTCCTTGTGCACCACAGCCACCGCATCCTCGAGATTCTTTTCTTTCTTCAGTTTCTCGTTGATGTAATAGCTCCGGTTCTGCGCGTATCGTTCGCCGCTGATGTCGGACGGGGTAATTGCAAACACGCCCAGTTTTGTCAAAAACACCGGTTCCGTGGACAGATACGCAAAAGAGCGCTTTGCCACGGCACCGGGGCCTTGCAATGTATTGATAATAGGGAAGGCAGGCGTGGAATTCACCAGATCGCCGCGCCGGACAATCACATTCCGGTCAGGTTCAGCATCGTCCTTGTGCGTGGCAAGGTAGTTATTGATAATGCTGTACCCAATGATCGCGCTGCCAGCCGTGCCCAACTGCGAATATCCTGTATCGGGCCAATATGTCGTGTCGTACTGCCCGGAATACCAGTCCTGATTGGGATAATCCGGGTTGCCCGACAAAAACAGGCGGTCAGACGCGCCGTTCACGCCGAACAAAATGCCAATATCGCATTTCACAACGCGGTCAGCGTACCCCGAAACAGTCCGGCTTGCAGAGATTTCAACATTATCTTCGCCGGATAGTGGAGAAACGCCGGGCGCAGTGCTGAATGTCACCGTGCCTTTGGTTCTATCGACCGTGAAACCATCGTTTTTGTCCACCCATGCGCCATCGGAGTTCAGGATTTTCACCGTTACCGGCGCATCATCCAGCCCGGAAAAGCTCAAATGATAGACTGTATCGTCTTTTGTACCGGCAAACCGTTCCCGAAACTTCGGGGAGAGCAGGTTCAGCGCTTCATAGTCCGTGCCGCCGCCTTTTGGCGACTTCGCGATAGAAAACAGCGGAACCTTTGCAATTTCTGCCGCGTTCTTTACGCTGGTGCCGTCATAAATCAGGATGTGCGCGCCGTCAATGATGGTCAAACTATCATTGAGCTGCCAGCTTTTGGAAGGGGCATTGTTCGCTTGTTCGTATAAAACCGTCCCGTTTTCACGGTACAGCTTTGTTCCTGCATGGATAATGCCTTCTTTATCCTTTTTCAGCTTGTGATACCCGTTGATTTTCCCATCAAACGTTCTCACAAGCTCATAGCCCATGGATTTGCGCACTTTGCCGGGTACGTCCCGGATCATGTTCTGCCCGTTCGGGGACTGCCGTTTGTCCACGTTGCCGGGGGCGTTGCTGTAATCCACGCCCAGAAACGTATCGACAACCATTGTGCTAGGGGAAACCTGATCGGGAACTCTAAAATGTACCGCCATGTTTCCACCTCCTCAAAACGGGTCTCCAAATTTCTGAATCATGTAAGCCTTGCCCTCTTCGTCAGCGTTGTAGTAATCCTCCCACAGGTCAGATTCCCATGTGACGTGCTTCCTTGTTTGCGTGGCCTCGGCGGGCGCCGTCCACCAGACACAAAAATACCGCAAGCTATCCACGGAGTGTGTCAAGCTATGCGGTTCTTTTGCGTAAACGTCCGGTTTGCGCTCATCTTTTTGAATTTTCTGTAGGCACCTCAACAGTGTCGGGGTCTTGTACATTGTCAGCCATGCCGTATCAGTCGCCGGGTCAATTCGGAACCATTCCTTCATGGCCGCGCATCCGGCAGGGAAGTCCCGGCTCACCTGCACCAATTGAAGTCCCGCTTCAAGGAACAGCTGCGCCCGGCTCTTGCCGCTTTCCTGGCTGCGTCCCCACAGGTCAGAGGGGGCCAAGAACAACTCAACTTCTTCGCCCTTCGACAGCTTCAAGACGGTTTCAGCCGCCGCGCCGATGGGCAAATTGCTTTCGTTATACTCTTTGTACACACAGGCATGGCCTGTTACATCAATGTTTACCCAATGGACGCTCAGCATATCAAGGCCGTAGTCCATCACGCAATAGCGCCTGCCCTTTGCGGGCAGTTTATCCACACAATGGGTTTCCTTCCTCACTTCTGGGAAGAACGCGCCGCCGGGGACTTCCAGCGCCTGATCTACAGTTGCGGGGTACTCCTGATAGGTTTCATCTTCGCCCAGCGCGTTCAGAGTTCGTTTGTACCATGCTTCATCCCGGCGGGGGTCAGCACTCCACGGCAGGAAAAGTTTCGTGAACCCGTTGTCCGGGTTTGTGTAGATTTCCTCAAACAGTGTTCCACGTTTGATTGTGGACAGGCCAATGACCCGGCCACCCGTGGGACGGTTGACAACAGGAAAAGCAGCCTGCCAGATTTCTCTCGCGAACTGCTGAAACGCCCATTCGTCGATGATGATTAAATCAGCCGTGAATGAACGACCGGCAGAGGGGGACGAAGAAAACGCCTTGAACGAGCCTTCCGGACCGTCTGGCCACTTTATCCGCACCTCCAATGCAGAGGCCTTGAAAACAGGGCCGCTCCACCCGGCGGGCACAGCGCCTTCCTCTGCGATGAATTCCGGCATATAACGCAGAACCACGCCCATGCGGCGCACAAGCTCTTTTGCCTCTTCCTCTGTTTTGGACAAGCCAACGACTGTTCGGCCCGTATTCAAAGCCAACAGCCTGCTTGCCTCGGCCAACGCAAGCCATGTAAAACCAAGCTGCCGCGCTTTCAGTACAACAACCAGCCGGTCGTTCGCAAACGTCTGCAATGCCTGTTTCTGCCCGTCCCACAACTTGAAGGGGACAATCAGTTCGGCCGCGTCCTTGTCCTCAATGTGAACATACGTTTCCACGAAGTAGGCCGGATGCTCCATGCAGTATTTCGCTTCCGCTTTTCTTACGTCTGCAAATCCTGCCATACTTCTTCCTTTCCCTTGTGCGCAGACCCATTGCAGGGCCTTACTGGGCGGAGGCTTTCCCGCTTGCCCATCTATTTGCACGCACACCCCGTTCCCGCCCTCCGGGCTTATCCTGTGCCCGGCTCACCCATTGGATGGGCTGGCAGGTGTCGAACCTGCTATCTGGGAGTCAAAGTCCCATGCCTTACCGTTTGGCCACAGCCCAATAAAAAAGCCCCGCATGGTACGCATCAGAGAGAGGCGCGCGGGGAAGGCCTGCCGCGAAATCCCACCTGGACACAGACAAAATATTTTAGCGGGTCATCGGCCTTGGGGGGCCGTCAGAAGGTCTCGAACCCTCGGCTTGCTACTTACAAGGCAGCCGCTCTGCCAACTGAGCTATGACGGCATATTGGGGCGTTTCCGCCCCTTCCCACTTTGCGTGTAGGACCGCCCGTGTGAACTTACCCGCCACACGGCACGGGGTTCCAACAAAACCTTTAATGCTTTGATATGGGTACCAGCCTCACAAAGCCCATGAAAACAGACTACAATGCCGTCTGTCAGGGCCGGAGAACAACAATGGTTGTGAATGGTAAAAAAATATTTTTTTCGAGTACCACCCTTTTGAGAAGCGGGGTGGAGTGAACCCGATGGGGGGGGGTATTTTTTGAAAAAAAGTCTGGCGAGAAGCCTTTTTCGCTATAGCCCGCCCCGTCCTCGGAACCCCGCCCTTCCCCTTCAGGGGGGGGATACCCCTCCCCCATAGAATAGAGGTACAGAATATCTATACTGCTATATGCGGCAGCCCCTCGAAGTCGCCAAAGGCTAGTCCTATTTCGCTAAATCATAATTAAGCGAAACTCTATTTAACGTTTTACCGTTTCTTTTTGGTCTTTGGCGTTGAAGCATCTGCACTTTTGGTGCCGGACGCATCCAGCCGGGCCGCTACTTTGCGGGCCAGCTCTACGTCCTCAGCGCTCAGCTGCTGCACCGCCACCGTCTCGCCGGGCTTGTCGCCTGCGCTGTCCCTCACCCATGCCGCCGCCGCTGTGTCGCCGTCCTGGGCCTTGATGATCTGCGCGATGGCTATGGCGTCGTACTGATCTAGGGCCGTATCGCGGGCTTTTGCGGCCCTCTGCGCCGCCTCTGCCAGCTCGCTGTCTGTAGCTCCGGTGTACTCCATCGCCAGGAGATCGTCCAGGACGTCCCGCAGAGCTCTTTTGCGTCGTCTGGACTCCGTGGCCGCCGCCTGGCCCTTGCGGGTAAAAGCGGTCTTTTCCTCCGGCTCCATGGCAGTGATCGGCCGGAGATTTGCCAGCGCTCTGTCTGTCGGTCTCGCCATATCCTCACCCCCCTTATAAAAGAGGGAGGCCCCCACGTTGTGAAGGTCTCCCCTGCATTATGTGTCTTGTCTTGCTTGCCTGATAGCCTCAGCCAGCAGCCGCGCTGCCGTCTGTGCTGGCGTCTCGCCGTCAGCCTCTAGGCCCTGGACTGCATCCGCCCTCAGGCTAAGCCGGATACGGTCGCCGTCTGGCTCTGCCTCTGGTGCTGCCCGCCGGGCCTCTGCTGCGCTCACCAGGTACCGCGTCACGCTCATGCCTGCGCCAGCTGCTGCGGCTCTCAGCGTCTCGGCCTGCTCTGGCGTCACCCGTACTGTGAGGGTGACCTGCTTTGCCAGGTACCGCGCCGACGCTCTGCGCTGCGCCTCCGTCGTGCTCATGCTCTCACCTCCGTATATAGTATATATTATACGGAGGATATATGCAATCATACATCTTGCACATATGATAGCACATATCTTTGTGCACATTGCCTATTGCATATGCTATCATATATGTGCTATCATATAGTCACAGCAAGCGACACGGGAACACCGGACAGCTTGCAAGTCTCTGGAAAGGAGGCGAACGCATGGACAAGAGTTTTTTTGATCTCCCCAGACCAGTAAAGAAAGCCATCTGGGCCGCTCTGCTGGCGGAATGGGAAGAGAAAAAGCCCGCCACCGTCCAACAGGACAAGCAACAGGCTTAAAGATGATTTTTTGCATCCTCATCTTAAAGCTAGTTTACCACGAAAGGGAGTGAAAGTCAAGCCCGCCCGCAAGGCCGACGGCATCCGCCGCCGCTGGTGCAAGTCCAGCCGCCCAGATGGGCGGGCGCTCATGGGTTGAAAGCCCTATCACATCTACAAGGAGGCTACACCATGAAGCTATCTAGCGCCATGTCCCGCCGCTTTCCGTGCGCCGCCAGCTGGACGCATGGCGGCTCCACCTACGTAGTCACCGACGAGGGTATCTGCTACATCGTCGAGCGCAACGGAGAGTATATCGGAGCCATCGACGGATACCGTGACCTTGACACTTTCGCCGCCGCCAACCACTGGACAGCGGGCGGCACGACCTACACCCAGCTGAGCCTCTAAGGCGGCATATAGGAGGAGACACCATGAAAGCTTATAGCGAGATCAAAAAAGAACTGGAAGCCAGAAAAGACCGCAGCGCATGGGGCAGAGGCGTCAACGCCTACGCCCTGGAGCTGCTAGAAGAACTCAGAGAGCGGGCAGCTTATGAGGGCCGCGACCCTAAACCGGGGAAAGAGTGCCGGGAGTGGATGCTGAACGGGGCGCAGAACTGGAGTGAATATTCTTGGGGCGGCTCTGCCCTCATTTATAACGGGGACATTGCCGAAAGACTTTGCACCCCGTCCGAACTCAAGAAAACCCGCAACGGCGAACGCAGACCGAACAGCCGGGAAGAATGGTTAGACACTCAGGCAAGAGCACTATACCAGGCTTGTAACCGTGTAGCTTGCTTGTATAGCTCCATAGTGACGGAATAAGGAGGTATTAACCATGACAGCAGCAAAAGAATATTGCATGAACCATCCCGCCATAGCATACGCAAGCCGCAACTCAGGTTTAGAGATCCATGGCATTGTCGAATGCGGCGTCAACGAGTATGTTTACGCCGTTTCGGGAGCATGAGCTGGCACAGCCGCCTACCGCTTCCACCGTGTCCGCATTGACTACACCGCCAAAGGGAGGGCATATTTCCGCATTCGGGGAAGCCGTGTATACCTTGATGAATGCATAAGGATGTAACCGCCGGGCCATGGAGGAGATCGAAGCGCTCAAAGCGTAACGCAAATAGGGAGGGGCTTTCGCCTCTCCCTATCCTCACACCATAAATATATCACATTCACGTGCGTTTTTGTAGTGTGGGTAGCTGTTTTCGGCTGTTGCATTTGCAACGGCTGCACAAAAAATAATCCTAAAATTTAGGCAAATTGCGAATTGCACCACCACCCAATGAGTGGTATAGTGTAGGCAACGAAGCAAGCCGAACAAAAACAGGAGGGCAACACGATGACGAAGATTAAAGACGGTTGGCATCACATCTGTGGCGCAGACGTGTACGTGGAGGGCGGTCGCATCCTGCGCGGCACGAAGAACGGCGGCACAGAACCCGCTTACCCCTACAAGCCGGCATCGAAGAAGTACGGCGGCGGCTGGGACATCGGCACCCCGTCCGTGTCGGCATTCCGTCGCGGTCCCTGGGTACTCATGTAAAAGAGAAAGGAGAACAGACAATGAAAGAATACAGTGTGCATTTTTGGGACTATGGCGCGGATGACATCATCTCCGGCGAAACCGTCATCAAGGCGGTGGAGAAGAACTTCGAGCGCATCGCAAAGCGCGCAAGAATCGGAAACGTGGCCGGTTATCGCCTCGCGAAGGTCGTCCTCGAGTACCACGCGGCATACGGCAGTATGCTCCACGAGGATGAGGAGTATTCCGACATCCCGGAGTTTATGTGGCCAATTATCCGTGAGGTCGGGTGGCTCACGGGATACTACCACATCCCCCTGCGTGACGAGATGCCCGCATAACAACGGCCTTCGGGCCGTCTGCCGGGGATGGCCGCCCGGTACTGATGAGGCAGGCCAAAGGAGGAGAACAGAACCATGAAAGCAGAAATCGTTGTATCCCTTTTTGGCGCTATCAAGCGTTCATCCAACCGCGAACCGGACGAGTGCGCATATTTCACGGAAGTGTTCGGCTTTCCGCGCAACACACTTCCCGTTCCTGCTGGCTGGCAACAAGACGGTGGGTTTCAAGGCGATGCGCCCCACAGCAAAAGAGTGGCAATCTCTCTGCCGGGCTTCATTTTTAAGGACGACGTGTGGGAATTGCATTCCGCATACCGCACAGGCGACGGGTTCGGCGACCGTGTCATAATTACTTGCGACCCCGTCCGCGTGTGTGGGAGCGTGGAGGCCGCAATAGATGCAGCAATCAAAACGATTGTTGTGTCCGCGCCCACAAAGTCAGGCAAGCGGGAAAACATCCCGTTTACCATCGAGGCGGTATCGCCCATCTGGTGATGTGTCGTCCCCCGCACGGGGGACGTGGATTGAAACAAGATATCAACAGGAGGAAATCAAGAATGTGGAATAAAGCAGAACTTTTTGCAATGGCCCAAGAGCAGCCGAAGGAAGTCTTTAAAAGCAATGTAACCCTGAGCGTCCCAGACAACGCGCCGGGTTGCGTTGATCTCGACGCAGAAACCGAACGCTTGTCCCGCTTTTGGGACATTGCGCACATGAATATGCGGGAACTCGCAGAAGCCACCGGAATGAGCCAATCTGCCTTTGCGCGGGCCGCTTGCATCCCGTTGCGCACCATGCAAAACTGGTGCGGGGCACAGCGTAATTGTCCGGATTATATCCGCTTTTTGTTGGCGGAACATTTCGGGCTGATTTAAAGTGAGGCGCGGGGTTGTCCCGCGCCTCTTGTCAAAAGGAGGTATAGCCATGCCGAACGTGCAAAGGAAGTACGAATTTACCGGCGAAACGAAAGAGTTTTCCGGCCACACCCTGCACCGCATCCGCGCAGTGCGTGATTTTACCACATCGTCAGGCCCCGTAAAGTCAGGCTGTCTTGGCGGCTGGATTGAAAGCGAAAAGAACCTTTCGCACGACGGCGGCGCGTGGGTAGGCGAAGAAGCCATGGTGTATGGTAACGCATTGGTTGACGAGAATGCGTCTGCGCGCTGGTTTTCGCAAGTGTTTGATGATGCGATTATAACCGGCAATGCGATGCTGATCGGCAGTGCCAGAATTTTCGGCCGCGCCTGCGTCATGGACAACGTGGAAGTCTACTGGGACAACCAATTTTGCGGGGATACAATGGTATCCGACGCAGTGTATGACCACGGCATCGTGATGCATACAGCCGAGCGAGACGTGAAGCTGTGGTTTATCCGGGAACCGGGTGATGTGTGGAACGGCGAATGCTCTCGCGACGCAATCACCGATGACGGGCGTTACATGGAGATCACGTGCAAAGCTCCGGGCTTAAAGCGAGAACTGGGCGAAAGTGAGGACGAGTACGAGGCCCGCTTGCTTGCCGCCACGGAATGGGAAGCCCCCATCCGGGTTACTGACATCCGCAAAGGCGGAAAGCGGACTGTCGTTGCAGAAAATGGCAACGCAACATTTTCTCTTCTGCGCTCAGGCATCATCGTATATACCCCAGATGACGACTAATAACAAAAGAGGTCACACCCTTCCGGATGTGGCCTCTTTTGTTATTTATCCAGATTTTTCACGGCGGACCGGTGAAGAGCGTACACCCAGTCAATGCTATAGCCGCACTTCTCTGCGACCTGCTGCCACGTGCAGCCGTCCACGTACCGCAGCGCAAGCACTGTCCGCTCGGTCCGGCTTTCCAGCTTTTTCAGCGCAGCCGAAATCTCAGTCAGTGCCTCTTTCGCCTCGTCCATGGCCTGCCTTGCGTCCTCGCGGATGGCTTCAATCCGCTCCACCGCCGCCGGGATGTGGTCGCTTGTTCCTCCGCGCCCCAGAGTAGAGGACACGCAAGCCGTGCACTTCGTGGCTTGCGCGTTGGCCTCTTCCAGCCGGGCGGTTGCCATGCGGTAGTCGCTCAGCGCGTCCTGGTACCGTCGCAGCCATGCTTTACGTTCGTCGTAAGTCACTAGGATCACCTTCTTTCTCCGGCTCTTCCGCCGCAAAAAGCTCAATCACCTGTGCCGCCCGTTCTGTCATTTTCGGGATGCACAGTTCAGGGTTCGGCCCCTGATAGTAAGCACACCCCTTGCAGTCGTCCACCGTGCGGGCCTTCCCGCAGCGCCGCAGAGCGTCCGCAAGCTGGGCGAAAGTGATGTAGTCGCTCATTTTAATTCCTCCACATAGCACCAACTCTGGGGCGCACGTTTAATCTCCATAGGCTCTGCCCCAAATTTCGTTTTCCGCAGCTCCTTGAATTCGCTCAGTGACTTTGGCGTATCGTAGATTTGCAACTTGGAAATGTGCCAGCCGTACAGTGTTGCGCCTTTTCCGTAGTCCCACAAAGCACCGTCCACAAGCCTAGTCTGCGCCACAAAGTCATCATCCACATCGTAGATTCCATACGGTTCTGTTGCCGCCTTGATGGGTTCAACCCGGTCACATACAAATTCCCCAGCAACGTGGCCGTTGAAAACATCCCAGATTCTGTCTGCTGCTGCTCTGCCATACCCCGAAAGACGGGTAAACTCCGTAACCCAATCGCCCCGGAAAACATCACCCCACACAAGGAACGGCCTTGTGTTTGTGCAGTATATATAGCACTTGAAAGGCGTGTCCAAATATGGCTTTGTCTTGCGAACCTCGATTGTCTTCCCCCAGTTGGCAATCTTTTCCACCCACTCCGGGCGGATGCTGATAAGTACCGCTTTAACCATGTTCAGCCCTCCTGTTCCAGGCGTCGGTGACCTGCTGCACGGCGTTGGAGCAGTGGCCGGGCCGAATCATAAAATCTACGTGAGAATCGGTCTGCGCACCACAGGTGAGGCATAGCACCTTCACACCGTTGTGCACAAACACGGCAGCTTTCCCGCCGCAAAACGGGCATTTTTTCAGCTCATCCATTCGCTGCGGCCTCCTTCCCGGTAATCAGCTCACTGTACGGCAAAGACGATGCCCATGCGCAAAACTGCCGCCACTCGTCAAGTTTGTGGTTGAGGCGCTGGCGGTAGATGTTGGCCAAAGCCTCGTAGTTGAGCATGATGGTACGGCGCTGGTTGTAGCTGCTCGGCAGCAGCTGTATGAGCTGCCACCAGCACTCTTTGTACACCTTATCGGTATCGGCCAGGTCATACTGCGCCCGCCAGTAGTTGAGGTGGTAAATCACCTCTTGCAATGCCACAAAGCTGGAAAAGGTCAAATGCTCGTGGCTAAAATCGGCAAGCTCGAACTGCTTTGAGTGGATCTTGTGCATGGTGCTGCACGAGTTCGCCACCGTGCCGACCTTGTAAGTGTCGTACTCCTTCCACCAGTACAGCGGGGCCGTCACATCCGCATAAACCACGATCATGCGCCGGTATTTCGCGTGTTCCGGGCCAGCTTTGGCAAGGCGCATCATCAAATCATAGTCGTTCTCGCCCACGCAAAAAGCAGATTTTTCGAGGGCTTCCTTGCATTCAATCGCCGGTTCTTGGATGCCTTCTACCATAGGACAATCACAGTCCAGGCCATCATGGCAAGGGCAAGCGTGGCTGTCCATTTTGTCCCAGCTGTTGAGCGGATTTCTCATGCCACGAATGGCGTGTTCCCATCCCATCACTTCGGCGTTTTCAATTTTAATCATCCTTAAAGCCTCCCTTCGGCCAGTGAAGCAGCGTCCACAAGCCTACAATAATAATACATAAGTCCAGCAGCGCAATTGGCACCGCAATCAGCACCACAAGCGCCGTCAGGGCTTTAATCAGTATCGCTGCCAATGGTGGCCTCCTTGCGTACACCTTCGCTGCAAAAATCATCCTCCCACTTGGTAATATATTCACTGCTAATCGCTGTGCAAATCACCACGTTTTCGCGTAAAACTGTTTTCTCGGCTGCTATTCGCGGGCGGCTATACCTGCAATCCTTGCAGCGCACCACCGGAACCATGTCCGCGACCGCACTTTCTGGCAGGGAACTAATCGCCGCTTTGAAGTCATCCTCCATGATAACCCGGCACAGCCCCTGTCCATCGGATAAGTCTTTTAACGGGATGTGCTTCAACCAATTGACAAGTGCTTCCAGGTCAATGTACTTCGCCATTGGGTGCCTCCTTGTCCATCCGTGCGCCGCAATTTGGGCAGAAATTCGGCTTTCTAAACCCATTGCAGTGCGCCCCTGTGGTGTTTACCCAGTTGCAGGCGCTGCACGTGCCGTGCTTATAAGTTGTCCAAGATGGGTTCGTCCAACGTGCATGGACGACCGGAGCCACATCCGCAGCCGGGAAGTCCTCTAATTCATCTGCGACTGAGGCCAGGACTTCACATTCGGTGTTGGAATATTCAAGCGCTTCGAGTGCCTGATTGCGGAGCAGCTTAACCGCTGCTTCCCGGTCAATGTATTGAGCCATTCTGCATTTACCTCCTGATAATCCTCTGGCCCCGCGAATTGGTCTCCCACAGGGCCGGTTTGCCGTATCTGAGCCACGTTTGCACAAACACAGCTCTCTCTTCGGCGGTGTCAAAACGGGCCTTCTTGAGGCTGCCCAGGTGCCGCCAGCTCACCCAAAAGCCCGGCTTCATAAGTCGCCGTAGGGCTTGCACTGCCCGCAGTGAATAACTTTCGCTTCCATTTTTTCCTCCTCCGTGTTATTCCTGGGTTTAAAGATTGCCACCAAACTTGGGAATGGAGCGTTATTTTTACTCCCGCCGAACTTCAGTCTCCCGCGCACGAACCTGATTTCGGCACAACCCAAAACATAGTCATGGAACCATCGCGTGTCAGTTCTCGCTGGCAAAAGGCACACGACCGTGTTGCCGCGTTCAGCTTCGAGGCGGGCCTTGCGCACCCACTTGCCAATTTCCCGCCCATACGGCGGGTTGCACCATGTTGAGCTTGCCCAGTCCTGCTGCAAACCGTCTTGTGCGGGGGTAAAAAACAACTCGCATTTGGCGTTGCATGGCAAAGCGCACGCATCCAGCACAAACCCGAATTCACGGTTTAACTCGTCGTAAAAGTCTTGTGGTGTGCTCCACAAATCGGATTTGCTTGAGTACATCCCCTCATTCAACGTCGCTCACCTCCACTGTCACTCCGTCCCGCCCATCGTAGGCGAAACAATCCTCAAAGCCAACGACCCAGCGATTGTTATCGTTGGGCAAGAAGCCCGCCGCTTGCATCCCATCAAGCACAAACTTTTTCCCAAATGCAACGTTGTCTTTGTCCCGTCTCCGTGTACGCTCGTGCCATGTAAAGCGGACTTTTACAGGCCCGGTTACAGGTGGCAGCCCCCGAAAGTAGAGGGCCACCGCCTGCGTGTAGTCGGCCTTGACTTTGCCGCCCGCGAAGCGGTTCTGGCGGCAAGCGTTTGTGTACTCATTTGCCCCAGGCAGGCGAAAGGGGAGATCAACTGTAATCATTCATCGCCACCTCCTCAAACCGCTGCTGGCTTCCGACAAAATTGAACGGCAAATCGCCTGTAATACCGTCTTTGTTTTTTGCAATGCGAACGGTGTATTTGCCCGTCTCCTTGTCGTTGTGCAGCAGAATGATGTTGTCCGCATCCTGCTCAATCTGGCCGCTGTCGCGCAAGTTTTCCATCGTGGGTAAGTCTCCGGCCCCGGCACGGTTCAGCTGGCACAACGCCACAACGCAGATTTTGGTTTGCTGGGCAAAGTCGTGCAAATCCTTCGACACCATTGTGGCCCGCTCGTAGCTGTCCTTCCCACGGGAAGGGATAAGTCCCAAATAGTCGATGAAAACCACGTCAAACTTCTGCGCTTGCGCGTCCATTTTCAGCCACTGTACACCGCGCCCGTTGGCTTCCACGATTTCAAGCGGGCAAGTGGCAAAGTGGTCGAGTGCCCGCAGCTGAATCTCGTTTGCGTTGTCCATCTGCACCGCATAACGGCGCACACTGTCGTATTGCAGCCGCATGATGTTGGTGCAAATTCTCATGCTGAGACGTTCTTTGCTCGTCTCGTAGCTGTAATACCCAACGCGCTTGCCGTTCTGCGCGATCTGCCGGGCCACCTGCAAGGTGAATGCCGTCTTGCCGCTGCTGGGCCGTCCGCCGATCACCACAAAGTCACCCGGCCCCCATCCGGTGTAACGGTCAAGCCGCCCAAACCCGGTGGCGAAGTAGGGCGGCCGCCCGCCAGCCATGGCCCGCATGAACCACGTGGCACAATCCATGGCGTTGAAGCGCCCGGTGCTCTGCTTGCCTGCCAGCATATGCGCCAGCTCCTGCGCCGCGCCCTCTACATCATCTTTGGAGCATCCGCTGCTTGCCAGCTTCAGGCCCACGGCCTGCGCCCGCTGCACCAGCGTATGGTCTTTCACGGCGGCGATGTAAGCCGGGTAGTTGCTATAAGCAATGGGGGCTTCCGCGCACTCTGCAAGCAGCTCATTGCCCATCACAGAGGCCGCGCTCACCGTGTCCAGCTTCCGGTGTCGTGCCCACAGGCTGGCCAGCTTGTCGTACACCTCACCAAGTTCCGGGTCGCTGAAATCCTCCCCGGTGATGGCGTCCAGTATGTACGGCTGTGCCTGCTGGTTGACAAGCAAGCAGCCAATGACGGCCTTTTCTGCTTCGTTCATGGCAAATATTGCACCTCCCTTCGTTTCTGCTCAGTGGGTACTTCGTCCTCCCATGCCATTGCATTCAGCCAAGTGGCTGGGTAGGGGATGTATTGCCCTTTATCTTTTTGCCAATCAGGACTTCGTTTCTGGGCTTCGATTGCTTTCAGGATCACAGCCTGTAAAGAGCTATCAGGTTTAAGTTTCTTCCACGCTGATAATGCTTGCCCCTTGCTCTTCTTTTTGGGGTAGGCAGCCCAAAAAGCATCAAACCCCCCGTTGTTTGCGCATACGAGAGTATCTTTAGATACTCGAGTATCTATATTATCTTTTATATTATTACCGGGTTCACTTTGTGAACCGGGGGGGTTCACTTTGTGCACGGGGGGTTCACTCTGCGGCGCGTCTTCAGATCCGTTTTTTTGAGGTTCGCAGTGCTCTTCTGGGGTAATTGCCTGATACTCGCAAAAGGTCACACCGTTCTGGTCGCGGGTTCGCTTTCGCAGCAACCCATCGTCCGTCATCTTCTTGAGCAGAGTAAGCATGTATTTCTTCCGGCAGTCGCACCACTCTGCAAGATAACCCGCCGTGCCGGTGAACCACTCGCCGTCCTGCGAGAAGCCGAAGATACATGCGTAGACCATCAAGGCATTGCCTGTGAGCTTTAAGCGGGATACCATCCATCCCTGAATCACGATGTAATTGTTATCTTTCACCGCGCTGCCTCCGATTAAAAGGGCAAATCTTCGTTGTCGTCGATGACTGCAAAGTCATCCGTTGCCGCTGGCTGGGCAAATTCGCCCGCTGTGGCCCGTTTCTGGGGACCCCCGTCATTCTTCCCGCCGCAGAAGAAAGCCTTGTCAGCGGTCATTTCCCACGCCGTGCGGCGATTGCCGCTGTTGTCGGTGTATTCCCGGCAGTGCATAGAGCCGCTGAGGGCGATCATGTCGCCCTTGTGGAACCATCCGGAGATAAACTCGGCCGTCTTGCGCCACGCCGTCACGCGGAAGAAGTCGGTGTGCTTCTCGCCGTTGCGGCTCTTCGGGCCGTCCACGGCCACGGAGAAGGAACCTACTGCGTCTCCGGCCTGCGTCTGGCGCATCTCCACGTCGGCGGTCAGGCGGCCCATAATGATGATTTGATTCATGTTTTTAATCCTCCCGGTAACTTTTGCCAAATTCGGAGCGGAATTCGTCCTCGCTCCATCCATACTGCTCCATCGCGCACTGCTGCGCGAACCATTTAAGCGCGTGATCGGCAGTCGCGTTGTTGTGCACGGCTGAAATCCCGTCAATGTGGTGGGCGTGGTGACAAAGGCTCACCCACAGCCCCAGCCGTTTTGATTTGTCTCTATACGGGCCGTAAAAGATCTCGTGTCGATCTAGCTTGTCGCGGTATCCATTCGCTCTGCAAATGAAACATTCGTCCATGTATTCCTGCACAATGCTAGGGGCGTACCCGTTCCGGTCGAGCCTTACGCCGTACTCGTTTGTCAATGCCACGCCTCCTTCAACTTTTCCAATTCCGCCGGGGTTGCAGTCTCGATTCCCTGCGCCCGGCACTCCTGCACCACCAGATCAATCAGGCGCGACATCTGGCGGGTGTCATAGGTGCTTGAGCCTTGATAAAGCACCACGTTCTTGCATCCTTCGAGTTTGCTGTCCACCACGTCGGCTGCCCAGCCAAGGCCATTCTTGCCCCACAGCTGTACCAGCTTGTCCACGGCCTTCTCCACGCAGCACACTGTCTCGCAGTTGCCGCCCACCTCCCGCACAAGCTCACGGTAAATCTCCGTTTTCGGCTTGTGCAGGGCGGCCGCCAGCTTGTCCAGCAGCACCCAGCAGTAGGCATTTGCGTCAAGGCTTCGCCGCTGCCGGTGCTTGTCAATCTGGATGTCGAGCAGCTGGTCAGGCTCAAAGCTCTGGCATACGTGCAGCAGGTTCCCGATGTGGTCGGGGAATTGGCGGGCCTTGATGCACAGCTTCATGCCTTATCCTCCGCCTTCTGTGCGGCCCGTTCACAGTCGATGCACAGGGGCTTTCCGCGCTTGTGCTTTGTCCAATCGGCCACCTGCGCAGCCGTCATAATCGTGCCGTCACGCTTCTTTACCGGCTTGATGGGCTGCTTGCATCCCTCACACAAGATAGGCTTCTCAGGGGCCGGTGCAGGGGGCTGCTCGTACTTCGTGCGGTCCTGCTGCCAGTAGATGTTGGCGGCAGCTCCAAGTGCCTTTGCGGCCACGCTGATTGCATCAGTAAGCGCCATTTTAAAGCACTCATCCGAGGTGTAGGCACCGTTCTTCTCGGCCTTCACAAAGCCGCTGCCGCCCGTTCCTGGGATGCCGTGGCTCTCTTCGCCATTCAGCTTATAAAATAAGGTGATGTTGCAGAATGCCGCCACCTCAGAGCCGTTGCCATGCTCCAACCATTGCTTGTCGATGGTGTACCACCAGCCGATTCCGCACGGGCCAAAGGCTTCCGTGAGGGCCTTGATTCTCCACATGGGGCTGATGTCGCTCATGCCCTTCAACCGGCCCGCAGCGATAGGTTTAATCGCGTTATCGGGGCATTCCCGCAGCTTGTTGTAAATGTCAAGATTTCCCATGTTGCACCTCACTTGATTTGTACACTCAAGTTGTTCACCAGAGCAGCCCCAGGCACCTCAATGCCGGATTTAATGGCGGCCTTGATTGCGTCCTTATCGGGGGTTTTGCTGATCTTCTCGGCCACGTATTCCGCCGGGAGTGCGGCCGCGTCGAAGACGGTCACGGCAGCGGAGCGGCGGAAGCTCACTGCGCACTCGTCGGTGCTGAATTTCTGCCCCTGCAAAGCGTCTGCAAGGTACTTTTTCAGGCCGTCCGCCTTCTTCTGCGCCGCCTTCATTCGCTCGTCAAAGGCATCCCGCTCGGCCTTCAAGGCTGTCACAGAGGCGTTCAGGTTCTTCAGCCAGAGCGCCACGTTCTTGATCTTCTCCGTGCGCTCCATCTGGAGAGCTGCCAGCGCCTCTTCGTCAATCAGCTCCCCGGTCTCGGGGTCGATGCAGGCCAGAATGGCCTTGTCAATCTCATACAGATTCATTTTCGGATCCCTCCTTCTTCTCTTCCGGCTCGGGGATTCCCGTGCTCTGCGTGTAGTCCTCGACAATCAGGCGGACACGCCCGGCGAAGCTCGTCCCGCAAGGAATCAGCTGCTCCAGAATCTCCGCCAAGTAGCGCTCTCCCAAGCACAGGCTAAAGCACGTGGGACGGATAATGCCGGTGTAATCAATGTCCACCAGAGGCTTAAAAACGTTGTTATTGTTTTCCATTGTTCTTCTCCTTTACTTGTTTGTCACTCGTTTCCCGCAGCGGTTTACGGCGGGAAGATATTCCGGGGTAGGCCCCTGTGGGGGCTTCTTCGTGGGCAGGCTTCCACGGTCTGCGTATGGCGTGTGGAAGTTACCACCATGGCACTTCCTTGCGGGCCGCTTGCAGTGCGCACAATCCATGTCACACTTCACGGTTCGCCGCCTCCCAGCCAGCTGCCCAGCCCGGCGGCCAGACCGATCAAAAAGATTTCTCCGCCCACGGCCCAGTAGCCACGCTGGGCGTAAGCCACCGGCACCCAGATGGCAGCCGCGGCCAGGGCGCCAAGCAGGCCGCCGAAGATACCGCCCCAGTTGACGCGGGGCAGGATATGGCGTACAGTATAGGTGCCACGGCGCTCAGCTTTGGCACTTTGCAGGTCGCTCTGGGTTCCAGCCGGGGCGGCCTTTTTCTGTACAGTAATGTAAAGTTCAGTCATCATTGCCTCCATTACACACGCGCACTGGTAAGATAATGTGGTCCACCTTACCGGTTGCTTGATTTACGAATTTCACGGCGCCCAGTTCGTCGCGGATGTATGCCGTGCACTTCTCAGAGCCGTACCTCTTCATCATGCTTTCACGCACCCACACGCGTTTCGCCGCATCGTCAACGGCGCGATACTCGCGGAGGATCCCTCCGTTGGCATCAAACATGGCGCAACGTTTTGTGAGCCGGGCCTCGCGGTAGCCTTCGTTCAGCTCAAAAAGATTTTTGAGCGAAGGCATATGCCGCATTTTTGAGATGTCAATGCACACGTCTTCGGTGGGCACCAAAAACGCTGAATAACCGTCAAATGTGATGTACGTATCGCCGTCATTGCACTCGTAGGCTACAAACGCCCTGCGCGTGACCAGCTCCTTGAAGGCTTCTACCTGTAATTTCGCTTTATCCACGCTTGTTTCACCTCATTCCGCCCACATTGCCAGCAGCCAGGTGGCCAGCATCAGCGCCACCATCTGGGCTGCTTTGGGCTTTTTGTCGGCCGCCACACAAGCGGCCATGTACCAGATCAGCGCTGCCAGCCCCAGCCAGGGCAACAGGCTCAGCAAAACCCTCATCGTTCCAGCGCCTCCTTGGCCTGCGCCAGCGTGGTAATCCTCCGGCCCTCGTCGAGTGCCTTGCGGCCGGCCGCAAAGACGGCCGCCCGCTCCTGGCTCAACTTGGCCATCCGGGCCGCGCCGGCGCGCGTGGTCTCCGACCAGCGCTGGTTGTTTGCGCAGCGCTCGGCGGATTCTGCGCTTTCCGACCAGCGCTGGTGGGCCTCCACACAGGCGGCCCGCAAGGCGATCACCTCGCAACTACTCAATTCATACAGCATGGTTTCCTCCTTACTCTTCAAACTCGTTATTCCCGCCGACAACTCGGCCGTTTTCGTCCAGCAAGTCCCACACAAACCGGCCCTTACCGCTGTTGCGCCACTGGCCCAGCCCGCGCAGCTTGCCGTAGTCCAGGCACTCCCGCACCATGGCTTCCAGCTTCGGGTCGAGCAACTCAATCTCAAATTCCAACGTGCTGCCCGCCGGGACGCTTTCCGACTTCGCAATGCTGGTACGCGGCCCCATGGGAGTGTCGGCCCGCAAAGACCGTTCGCAGTAATCCATCTTCATCCCGTTCAGGTTGAATGGGATTTCCCGGGGGGTTACAAAGAGCAGCCCATCAATGGCCTGTTTGTATGCTTTGATTGCGGCGCAAGCCTTCCCGCCGGGGTATCCAGCTTTCCCGGCTTTGGCCAGCATCTTGCAGCTGTCCTTGAACATTCCTTTAATCTGGTAGTCCCAGATGAAGGGGGTGCCGTCTGCCAGCTTCGGGAACACCGTCACGCGATCCTCGGCCTGCTGGGCCCTGATGTTTTCCACCTCCTGAGCGGATAGCTCTTCGTTGGGGGCTTTGCTGGCAATGTACGTGCCCAACAAGTCCTCATTGCTGGGGCTGCTGCCCAGCGCCTCTTCCAGCAGAGTAAGCCTGATTTTCAAAGCTTTTTCCATCGTTAAATCCTCCGTTTTTATTGTGTTTGTTTCGCTTTCTTTGCGGCTCCGTTGCTCAGCAAGTCGTGGCTCAGCCTTTCCATTGCGAATCAGAGCTTTTCCTCGGCAACTCAATTCGTTGCACCGCCATGCCACTGCATTTCGGAGCCCGTCCTTGCGATTCCTATGCCATGCGCGTCCATGCCTTGCTTCGCCACTGCCGAGCATTGCAAATCTTCGCCATCTCGTATCATCGCCTCGCGTATCCGTTGCTTGTCAATTCTTCGCGAATCTGTGCCATAGCTTCGCGGTTAATTGCATATCCATCGCGGTGTGGCGCGGTGCTAATCGTCGCTTCGCATCTCCTTTGCCCTGCTTCGCTGTGCGCTTCAGTTCCGCCGCAATTCACCTCTGCGCTTTGCCTTTGCTAATCAGCGCCTCTCGTTTCCTTCGCTCTGCCCAGCGTAGCTAATCCGTCGCATGTCACAACACTGCTTTGCCGTAGCGAATCCAATCCTTGCGCTGCCATTGCTCATCTATGCAATTCCGTGGCTGTGCCTTGCACATCCACTCAATGCCGCCGCGAAGCTAGGCATTGCAGAGCCTTTGCATAGGTTATCGGTGCATTGCCGCCGCGTCTCAGAGCCATTCAGGCTCAATGGCAACGGGTGGCTGTCCAGTCATTTCTTCAAGCCACCGGGCCAGCCTGTGCTTGAATATTTTCGGCTGAAGCTTTGCCCCGGGGGCGTTCATGGCCACCGCCCACGGGAGACGGCCCGCTTCAATGGCGGCCGCCAGACCCTTGTTGTCCACAGAAATGTTGTTGGCGCGAAGCACTTCGCAGCACTCGGTGATGGTCAAAGTCGGGCGTGTCATTCTGCCCACCTCCTTTAATAAAGGCTGGTCTGTGCGTTGATGTTCTGCACTTGCATGGCGCTGTTGGTGCTGGGCTTCCAGCGCTGGATATAATCCAGTGCTTCGTCATAGCGCTTGCGCGGTACGTTGCACACGCTGTTGACGCGGAACCAATCCTGCACGTCCCGATTGCACTCGCTGAACAGCTTGCCGCGCACATGGGGGTCAATGTACGCCGGGGCCGTCTTGCCGCCCAGGGCTTCCACAACCACCCGGCCCACGGCCTTTTTCAGCGTTTGCTGCTGGCCGTAATCCACCGTCATGGTGTTCTCGAGCGCAGTGAGCCGGGCATCCTGCTGCACCGTGCGCTGGTCAAGAAGGAAAAGCGCCTGCATTTCCTTGCTCAGCTTCGGGACGGTGTAGCTACCCGTCTTTCGGATGCTCGGAATGATTTCGTCCGCAACCAGCGCCTGGAATTTTTCAGCCGTCTCGTTCTTTGCCTTCATGGCGAGACGGTAAAAGATGTTTTCAGGGATGAAGTCGGGAAGATGGCCATCGACACAAGTGTCGACGCCGAGGTCATCCAGATACTTGCGGACCCTCGTCCATTTGATACAGGTGTTGCCGCTCGCAGCAACTTCGGTAAACCCCAGCCCGCGGGCAACGTCCTCCAGGCGAAGGTATGCGGTGCCGTCCTGCTCATAGCAGGACACCCCGTAAATCAATACAGGTTTAAAGTTTTCAATCATTGATTCTCACCTCGTTCCAGTCTTTCCACGATGATCTCGTTCACAGCACTCTCAAAACGCTGTTGCGCGTTCGGCGGCTTTCGGTAGCAGTTGAGCACCTGGCTGATGTATCCTTTTGACAAACCCATTTTTTTGCTCAGGTCGTCGTAGGTTACTTTGTAGTTGTGCATTCGCCCAATCAGCTGCCCCGTCCATTTTTCA